TAAGGTATTTAGCTACTGTTGATGGAGTGAAGGTAGTCATACTAGATCACATAAGCATAGTCTTGTCTGGTCTTGAACTAGATAATGAACGCAAAGCAATAGATATAATAATGACCAAGCTTAGAAGTTTGAGTGAAGCTACAGGCATAGCTATTGTATTGGTCAGTCATCTACGCAGACCACAAGGACAATCACATGAGTCGGGTAGAGAGGTAGATACATCAGACTTGAGAGGATCTCATTCACTTCTTCAGCTATCAGATGTTGTACTCTCGGCTTCTAGAAATCAGACAGGAGATGCTAGTGAGAGACAGCGATTACAGCTAAAGGTATTGAAGTCTAGGCATACTGGTATGACAGGTGAAGTAGATAAATTATTGTACGACCAGAAGACAGGTCGGCTTGTTGTATATGAGGATTTTATTTAGCTATGACTTTACTTATTGATGCTGATTGGTTGATCTACAATTCTTGCTGTGCCTGTGAACAAGACACAAGATGGAATGATTGGGAGCATACTCTTCACTCTGATGAAAGAGACATACTTAATCTGATAGAGAACAGACTAGATGTTTATAGAAGTATTGCTGACAGCAAGCATGACATAGTTATGTGCTTTACTTCCTACCCTACATTTAGACATGAGATATTTCCTGAGTATAAAATCAATAGGATAGGTAAACGTAAACCACTTGCACTCAAGAGTGTCATCAAAGAAGTAAAAGAAAGATACGAAACTGTTGCCTATGAAAACCTTGAAGGTGATGACGTACTTGGTTTGCTTGCTACTAATGGCAGATACAAAGACCCGATAATAGTTTCAGTTGATAAAGATATGAGAACACTACCATGCAAACTTATAGCTGATGATTCGATAGAACATATCACCAACAAGAAAGCAGACAGGCATTGGTTTGAGATGTCGTTAGCTGGTGATGCTGGTGACGGAATACTAGGTATCAAAGGTATGGGTATGGTTACTGCTTCAAAGACTCTAGCCAATACACCTGATACGAAAGAAGCACTATGGTCTAAGGTACAGGAGACATATACTAAGAAAGGTTACACCATTGCTGATGCTATCTTGAACGCAAGGCTTACAAGGATACTGCGAGAAGGAGATTATGATTACAATACAGGTGAAGTAAAACTTTGGAATCCATAAAGAAAACCCCAAGAGGAACCACACCCTTGAGGTTTTCTTAGCGTTGCAACAAGGATAACCACTCCCTTGTTATCTACACATTAACATATAATATAGAGATAGCTCTTTAATTTTTGTGTCTTTACCAGTAATTACTGACGAACTTATACAAGCTTTAGATGCTGTGTTTCCTAACAGATGTCCAGATCTATCGCTATCAGATCGAGAAGTATGGTATCGTTCAGGGCAGAGGTCGGTTGTTGACTATCTAATCGAACAGCAACTAAGACAAAAAGAAACTATGTTAACTAACAGAGTATTGGAGAACTAGCTATGTGTCTTGGAGGAGGTGTGGCTAGAATGACACCGCCACAAAGAGAATATCAGAACAGACCTGTTACTGTAACTGGTGAACAGACAGGAGTTGATGACCCTAAAGATACAAAGAAAGCAACAGAGACTTTGAAGATAAAAAGACAAAAAGAAGAAGGAACTTATGTAGACCCTAACCTTACAACTGCTGAGAAACTTACAAGAAGTGGAGGTGGACTTGGAGCAAAAGAAAAAAGTGAAAGAAGTGCTAGACTCAGATCAGGAGTCACAAGAGGACCTAGACCACCATCAAAGGCTCAAAAAATGGCTGCTGCCAGAAAAGCAAAAAAAGCTGCAAGGTAATTAATTATGTGCGGAAGAAGACCATCACCACCACCACTGCCAGAACCAGAACCAGTTGATTCTCCTATAGAACAAACTGCTGATAGAGTTGTTGTTGGCGAAAGAAGAAAACAAGGTGCTGCCAGAAGACGCAGAGGATTAGCTACTCTTACTGGTAGACGTAGATTTGGTACAAGATCATTACAAATACCTCTGCTTCCAAACTCAATGCCACAAGGAAGTAGCACTTTAAATTATCCAGTTTAATATGGAATATTCCGCACAAGGAACAACAGCAGCAGGTAGATATGAAGCACTTGTTAGTAGTAGGTCTGTCTATGACAGAGAAGCAAAGGAGTCTTCTAAGCTAACCATACCTAGTCTGATACCAGAACAGACATCAGGCACTAGAGCTAAGATCAAGACACCATTTCAAGCAACAGGTAGTCGTGGAGTTAATAGCTTATCCAACAAACTGTTAATGACTTTGCTGCCACCAAGCACAGCATTTTTTAAACTTGATATTGATGATCTTGAAATAAGAAAGCAAGGACAAGAAGCACTACAAAGTGAAATAGATAAAGGATTACGCACAATAGAAAATGCTTTAATGAGTGAGATAGAAGTATCTAACGATAGAGTTGCTATGTTTGAAGCACTCAAGCATCTTGTAGTATCAGGTAATGTCTTGTTATATCTGACAGATAAAGGACTCAAGGTATATCCATTATCTAAGTTTGTTTGTAAGCGTGATGAAGTTGGTAATGTACTTGAAATACTAATCAAAGAAACAGTACACCCACAGGCTTTACCTCTTGAGTTCTTAGAACTAATCAAGAAGAAAGAAAACTATGACGCAGATATGATGAAGGGTGACTTGGATATATATACATCTATCAAAAGAATGAATGATGATTTCTTTTGGTTTCAAGAATGTAAAGGAGAAAAGATACCAAACACAGATGGCAGATCAAAGATAGATGTTACTCCCTTTATTCCTCTCAGGTTCATTCGGGTAGATGGAGAAGATTATGGTAGAGGATATGTTGAAGAGTATCGTGGTGACTTGATTAGTCTTGAGTCTTTGATGCAAGCAATAATCGAAGGTGCTGCTGCTAGTGCCAAGACATTATTTTTGGTAAATCCAAATGGAATCACAAGAGCTTCGACAATAAGCAAAGCACCTAATGGAGCTATCCGTGAAGGTACTGCTTCAGATATTTCTGTTATGCAAGTCGGTAAGAGTGCAGACTTTACTGTTGCTTTTAGTGCTATACAACGAATAGAACAGAGACTTGAGTTTGCTTTCCTGATGGCAAGATCAGTTCAACGTGACGCAGAAAGAGTAACAGCAGCAGAGATAAATCTTATGGCACAGGAACTAGAGAATAGTCTTGGTGGTATTTATAGTATCTTGACCCAAGAGTTTCAACTACCATATCTCAGAAGACGTATGCACTTACTGGTAAGACAAGGCAGGGTTCCAAAGCTGCCTGATGAATTGGTCAAGCCTAAAATAGTGACAGGACTTCAAGGACTTGGTAGAGGTAATGATAGAAACAAGCTGATTGAATTTATTACAACTGTAGCCCAAGCATTAGGACCAGATGTAATGAGACAGTACGTAAATGTAGATGAAGCGGTAAAAAGACTAGCTACCAGTATCGGTATAGATACTGCTAACCTAGTAAAAACACAAGAGGAAATCCAAGCAGAGCAACAAGCTGCACAACAACAACAGCTTATTCAAAGTCTTGGACCTGCTGCTTTAGGTTCACGTTTACTTGACCCTAAAATAAATGCTGAAGCTAGTCTAGCTGATGCACAGGCACAACAACTACAACAAGGAGGAACCCCTGATGCCAACCAAGAAGTCTAGGAAAAGAGATGATGACGGAAAATTTGTTTCTGAAAAAGCAATCGTTAGTGAGTTGGGTATTAATGACTCGCCCGAACCTTACGAACCAAAAGTTGTAGAAACTAAAAATGGTCGTACAATGACATTTAACTAACCAAAAAAAATTATGACTTCATCACAAGTACAAGTATCTGAAACACCAGCATTTTCTGAGCAAGATATTGAAAGCCTTAGAGATGAAAATGGCCTTATCGCAGGTAAGTTTAAAACTGTTCAAGATATGGCTAATAGCTACAAAGAACTAGAAGGTAAGCTTGGTTCTGTTACAGAAGAAGATCAAGTATCTGAATCAACAGAAGAAACTACAGGAGTACCAGAGGGTTATGAAGAATACTATCAAGAAGATGGAACTGTAAATTATGAATCTGTAAATGAAACTTATGGAGAAATTCTAGGAGAGATATTTAAAGAGAACAGCATTGATCCATTTAAAATAAGTGCTGAGTTTCATAAGAACGAGGGAGAGATACCAGAAGATATGTACCAATCTTTGTTAGATGCAGGTCTATCTAAAAATGCTGTTGACTCTTACCTTACTGGTAGGGCAGCAGAGATGGGATATATTGAAGGTGAAGAAGGTGCAGCAGAAGAACTAGCACAGGAAGAAGTAAAAGGTATTAGAGATTCTATAGGTGGAGATGAAGCCTATAGCAAGATGGTTAGTTGGGCTTTAGATAATTTATCTAGACCAGAGATAGAAGCTTTCAATGAAGCAACAAACACAATGTCTGGACCACAACTTAGTATGATGGTACAAGGACTATATACTAGATACCAAAACGCTATGGGAGTTGAACCAAGCTTGTACTCTGGAAGACCTGCTTCTAGTGGACCTACACCTTACAGGTCAACAGCAGAAGTAGTAGCTGCTATGTCTGATCCTCGTTGGGAGAAAGACGTATCTTACACAGAAAATGTAAAGGCACGTTTAATGGGTTCTAGTGTATTTGGCTAATGGCTAAGTTATGTGCCAGAGGTAAAGCAGCAGCAAAGCGTAAGTTCAAGGTCTATCCTTCTGCTTACGCTAATGCTTATGCTGTCAAAGTTTGCAAAGGACAAGTCAAGGTTGGCGGTGTAAAACGAGTAGCTAGTGGCTACACAAGAAAATCATTAAGAGTTGCGTAATGGCAAAGCTAACACCCAAACAAATAATTACTCTCAACAAACATTCAAAGCATCATTCCAAGAAACACATGGACATGATGAAGAAGCTTATGCGTGAAGGTAAAACATTTAAAGCTGCACATACAGCAGCACAAAAAGAAGTAGGCAAATGAGTTTACGCAGATGGTTCAAGGAAGAATGGGTAGATGTCAAGACAGGTAAACCTTGTGGTCGGCAAAAAGGAGAAAAGCGT